GCCCAGTAAAACATAGACCCCCCTTACCAGTTGTCAAGAAAAAAGTGCACCAGCACACCTATAAAAGGCATGCTGGTGTCATCTTTATACGTATCCACAAGCACGGATTTTTTGTGCAAGCATTTTACCTAAAGCGGTGTATCCATTTGCGTTAAGATGTACTGAATCTGAACGTAACGATGAAGGCACTTCACCTCTTCTCATTTCATCCGTATCTGTGCTTGTTGGCGTGAGGTTCATTATAGCCATACCGTACTTGTTAAGCATATTTCTTGTGTTAAAATAATGCACACCGTATTTGCTAAGCATCTGTGATTCTTCGTCTGACATACTAGAGGCACTTCCAGTACTAAGACCCATTACGATATAGTTGTCGTTAATTTTACTAATCATTGAGTCAATGATACTTAACCTCTCGGCTAGATCTGGGCCATTTTGTCCAACAAAAATAACTGTAATTTTACCCGTAATATCGCATCCGGAGAATTTGACTGGTGTTTCTGCAAGTAACTTGTCATTATATCCCGTAATAGTGTACTTAGCATTCGGGTCACTTCCGCTTGTTTGTGAAATTGACAAGGTACATTTCACGCCGTTAATGTATATCGGATTAACGGAATTACTTCCCGTCCCTTGTCTTAATGGATTGCACGTAGTTCCGTAAATATCTTTTAATTCTGACAAAGAATATTCACTTACTGTGCCTGCCTTAAGAATAAGTGAATTACCACCCTGTCTACAAGCGATTGTGTTAGCATTTTCTCCGCCAACACCACAATTTTTGAAAGAAGTAATTCCTAATTCAGAAGCACAAACGCTAGGATAATTTGTTCCAGACCCTCCAGCTCCAGCTGTCAAGCTATCTCCCCAAAAGCAAAGGTCAGTTGTATATTCAAAGTCATTAACAGTATGCCATAAGTCGTACAGTGTATTATCAGTGAATAGCATGAATTTAATATTAACAGTGTTTGGCACCTGTGAAATGTTATCAATTCTTAATATAGCGGTTTTAATAACGTCAGAAGTTGAACCACCTTTAGGAAGTGTCATTTTGTTCACAGAGATTTTGCCAGGTTTAAAATCAATGGTACTGCCGTAGCATACACTAGCATTATTCCAACTCGCGTTATTCGATAGCCAGAGCGAAAGAGAGTATTTACCAGCAATTCCAGAATCTCTGGCATCAACCAAATAATAGACATCTAGTGTATTAGTTTTTGGATTTACCATTGGAACAGTAAAAGTAGACGCAACGCCAACTACATAAGGGTTTGTGCCGCTTTCTCCCTTATTATAGGCATCAAAAGAAATAAATGAAGTTCCATTTACAGCAGTTGTAATACCACTTGAGGAGGAACCCTTATAGTGTACAGATGTACTAAACTGCTTACTATAAGCAAGACCGTCTTTTAACAGTCTTTCACCAACCACTTTAGAATCTGCCGCCGCACCCTTGATGCTCAAACTTGTATCAATTACCGGGTTAGTCGGATTCGTGATATGTTTTGTTAGCCAGTTATTCACCTCGTCAATTACATCCGGCTTGATGATATTAAGCAAAGCACCTGACTCAGCCATTTCATCAAGTTTCTTGTCAATCTCTGGCTGAACGTCCAGATTTTCAAAGTACGTATTAACGTACTGCTGTAACTGGACATAAGCCGCATGAAGCTGTACAACATCTGTGTGAAGCGTATCTACATCATGCATTGTTTTATTGAGATAGTCAACTGTCTTGCAAAGAAGTTCCATATAACTCAGTGAGTCATCATACACAAGTGGCAGTACTTTCTGGCACCAGTAACGAAACGGTCTTAACTCAGTGTATTCACCCATATCAGGCGTGTAATTAGCATTCATAGTATACTCCTTTCTTACCATAACAGGAAGAACAGATCTTTCAGTTCATCCACAATCATTTGATCAATGTTCAGCATACTTTCTCGATACTCAATCAGCATTTTAGAATAAGATGTTCCGCTTCTCTTACCCTGTACGTGCTCCGAGTATTCTTTCAGTGAACTATAATTTCCAGTACTTTCAGAATCAGACGTTCCTGCATTAACCTGTGTAGCAGTGTTATCAAGCTTCTGAGTACCAGTATCAGCAGAACTACCTTTATCTGTTACATTTCTAGCGTCAGTTAGATATGCACCAGTTTCAACACCAGTCAACGCACCTTGAGGTGTATCAGAAAATTTATTCCACTGATTGTTTTCGTCTGTGTGTTTCAGATTGTCAGTTCTTAGAGAACTAAGGTTATCAGTTCTCGTGTTGCTATCTTCGCCATGAAGTGTTGAACTGTTATTACCCTCGTCTTTCAGATTATGAGTAGTGTTTAAGTCAACATCATACAGAGGATTGAACTCAAGTGTTGCGCTTTTATATAACTGATTGTAGTATGGCATAATCATGTTCATACGTTCAGTTAGCCACATCTTCCATATACCAACCGTTTCAGATGCAATCTCACGGAGGTAAAAGTGTTTCAGAATCTTGCAACACAGGACTTTTCGATACGTTTCATCATAGATAGGAAAATCACCGAAAATTTTGTTCCAGCTTTTTTCAATGATCGCATTAATGTTAGATGCTCCTTGACTCTCTGAATATCCTGCTTCTGTTTCGCAGATGAATCTTACTTCGGTGGTGTATTTACTCATCAGTCTCACCATCCTCTCCGGTGTTATTCACAGAGTTATTCACATCTTCTACTTCTGGAATCTGATAGTCCTGTCGATATTCAACCGTTATGTTTGTGCCAAACATCTGATTAATTTTATTTGCGGCAGTACGGCGGCTTTCCAGTCTGGAATATCTAGACGCTACAACTCCACCCTGATTTCGATTTACTTCATCCGTAATCATACGTTCTTTTTTCTGCGTGTTGATATTGCTGATACCTAGTCTTGTCAACGCTTCGTTCCAATACTGTGTTTTCAGTGCATAGATTTTATCAGCAACGAATGGCGCATTGGTAGTAACAGCTCTAAGCGCAGTTGGGTCAAGATCATTGTCACCAAAAATTACAGGTGAATTACCGTCATACTCTTTGTACACGTTAAGCAAAGAAAGACGCTGTTTTTCTGTAGCGCGCACCAGAATTGGTGTTTTCTGTGCGTTTGCATTTACGTCAATGATTCGATCGAGATTGTACAGTCGTTTGGCATAAATCATGGAGTCGGCTACAGATGGTGTACGTAAAAAGTTATTGTAGATAATAACGCTGTCAGATTCTGATAAAGTTTTGTTATAGCCATTGTAACGTGAGTAAGCTGTTCTTCTAGTCGGGTATCCATACACATCAAAGTTACCTGCTGGCAGACAAGATAAACATAACTGTGGTTGATTTTCCAGTTCTTCATCTTTGAACCAAACAGCCACCCCGGTTAAAAACAACTGCATTTCAAGATAACGTACATCTATACTGTCTGGTACGTTTTGCCACTCAAACATGGAAACAGCTAGTTCAGACAGTACACGTAGGTACTGTCCATATGTAGCTGTATTACCTAAGAGTGACTCATCAAAATTTGTTTTTCTTTTCCCCATTGTCAAGTCTCCTAGTTTGTTGGTCTGTTATCAAGTGAATAGTCACCGATCTCGTCACCGTTCCTCCACCATGTAATACCCTTATTGAATATGCTTACAATCTCTCTTGCATCATCGGATGGCAATGAACCAGTGAGAACACAAGAAACTGTTTTGATGAAAGTCCAATGAGTTCTAGCGTGTAAGTTAGGTGTCATCAGAGCATTCTGCGCATATCCAAACATGGTAAAGAAGTCATCAATCAGTTTAGCAAACGGTGCGCGAACTGTCTGGTGTTCAAAAGTAAATTGAACTTTACCCATCTGAGCGTTAAGAGAATCACATTCGATCTGTCCATGCGTCTGAGGTGGCGTATTTTCTAAATCCTGTTTCTTGCCCATAATAGCATAAGCTTGATTGAACAGATTTTGCTCACCCATAATTGCAGTTGTTGCGGCACTGTTTGAATTTCCATTCATAGCAGATGTTCCTACAGAAGCAACGTTTGTCATTGCACTTGCAAGCATGGCAGAGGTAACACTTCCTTTGTTCTGCGCCCACCACGCTTTCCATGCATCACCAGACCACGCAATGGTTGGAAAGTTTGAGAGTACAAGTCCACGGTCATAGTTTTTATCCATACCCATATAATTCATTGGATATAGTGTGACAGTTGGAGTTGTCACGATTGCGCCAGCCAGTTTAAAATTTACAAGCGAGTGAGATTCCTCAGAGTATTTGAACTGCTCCCATCTGTACTCGGCACGACTGCCTGCATTGTTTGATAGTACAAGTTTGCAGAATGGATAAGAAAAGAGTTTGCGATTCTTTACGTCATGTCCATCTATTTGAGTTAGATTGTTGTAAACAGGAACGGTTTTTTCGTGCAACCCACCTGCTGAGCTTTGAGAAGAACCAGCTTCGTCAAGAAACGATGGATATTGAAACGCTGATACGAGAGCATCTTCTTTTCCATTGTCAATCCAATTCTTAATTTCCGTTGTTATTGATGCAGAATCTAAAGCACGAATGCCAGACTCAAGACCGAGTCCGCAAAAGATTTTGCCACGTGTTTTCGGGTCGGCCACAGTTCCATCAGCTCGCTGTGTATAATAAAGACCGATTGACATTGAGTTTAAGTCAACCACAGTCTTTTTCTCGACTGTGTAATCACCTAAATCGAGATTTTCGGGAACGAGATTTTCAAAATATCCATCACTCTCACTATGCTGTCTCTCAACAAAGCACTGTCCGAGTGTAAAGTCAAACAGCCAAGTCTGCAATACATCAATCTGATATGTTACAATAGATGTAATATTGTTCACATACTCGATGGAAGTAATAAATGCATAGAACCATTTGTTTCCATAAGCTGTGTTTTGGAACATCATGTAGTTACAATCGTAGATTTCATCAGCCAACACACCTACTTTCATGGTATTACGTGAGTGACGCTGATAGGTGTTCTTTGTGAAAGCACGTTTCTGTTTACTGATAAAGTAGTTGGACTGCTTTGCTTCGGAGTCAAAGTAGATCGTGTGATCGTAGGACGGCTCAAGCGGAACGTTGTGTAATAAACGTATAGTTGTGTTTGGAGAAATATACATAAACTGCTCCTTTTTCAAGACGCTACCTATCTATTACAGATAGGTAGCGTATAATTAAAATTATGCTTTCTTATTCAGTACAACTGTAAAACCAACCGCTGAATCAGGAGCAACTGGCGTTTTCGCTTCATATTCTGTGCCATTAATAACCATCGTTAGGTTAACTGCCTTAGATGCCGATGACGCTGGAATCATGATTGCACCATACGGAAGAACGGCGATACCATCTGTTGTAGCCTGTTTGGTCTGCTTAAACTGATAAGTACCCGGTACGAGAGTAGCGTTATCATCCTGTACACTGAGTGTAAATACCGTTGCAACGTCGCTGGTATCTTTTCCAGTAACTTCCACGGTGTAAGATGTTTTCGGTGCAATGGTAGCCGCGTCGGTGACAAATACAATCGCATTGGAGAACGGTGAACTGGAAATTGTTTTCCAAACGTGATAGAAATAATTCCAGTACAACCCTGCGGCAGAATACTGCTCGGTGAATTTTGCATTGTTATCGTAAACCTGGAACCAGTCTACATCAAGCAGAACAGCCTTTACATTTTTCATGTGAGCCAGTTCATCTGCTGTTACTTCTTCCAGACCGTCAGAGTTATCACGAATAACATCGAACCGTTCATTGTCAAATGATGTCCAATCGTCGATCAGATGTACTGCTGACGTGAACGTTGCTTTGTCCATGTTGAATGCGGCGGCAAGTACGTTAACGTCGTACTTCGCATTAAACCAACTGTCCATAAAGATAACCTGATTTTCACGCGGCGTAGATGTACGCACACCAGATGCATTGTACTTTGTTTTCATGAATGTAAGATCATTCGAAGCACCACGGAACATTTCACCAGCTTCTTTCAGATCAGTTCCAGCACCGATAGATATTGGACACATCTTGCCGTGAGATACAGCCTTAATGAGCAGATATTTGAAAAGAAGAAACTCGTCATACTCAGCCGCCTTGTAAACAGATTCCACAATTTTAGCAACTAAATCCTGTACGCCAGATTCTGCTAAGAAAGCAAGACGTAAATCCTCGTCCTGTATTGTTACCGGATACATAACGCGCCAGTTCATTGCATGGAATGCCGATTTTACATCCGGAAGTGTACGCTTAAATTCACGAGCCGCACCCTTTTCCGGTGTGTAATCAACAACCTTTGCAATCTGCACAAAGATTTCTTCGACGGTTTCGCCAAATTCAAGATATCCTTTTTTCAGTGATGCATACGGGTTGTTGAATGTAGCACTTTTTGTCATAACAAGTGCAATACGGTTTACGATGGAGTTAATGAACTGATTGGAGAAAGCTGGTGTCCCACAAATTACTTCTCCTACTTTTGGAATGTCGCTTGCTTTTGCGACAACTGGTACAGACTGCTGATAATCATAGGGTGCATTCTGACGAATAGCATTCATGATGTCAAGCGTTGATGCCTGTAATGTTGATTTTGCAATTCTTCTAGGCATTTCTAAATCCTCCTATTCTGTCTTAAACAGACTTTCATATGTTAATGATTTCGGCTCTGGTTCGTCACCGCCTTGATCTTGTTCCGGGTCAGCCTTACCGCTAAAGCGGTCAGTGTAACGTTTCCGCCATGCTTTGTCGTTTTCCTCATACTTTGTTTTCCAATCTTCACCAGACCTTTCATTCAGATCGGTTAACGTATCGGAAACATCTTCCAGCATAGCAAGCTGTGTATCGTCTGGTGACTCACCAAAAGAAGCTTTCAGTTCGTCAATAATTTCCTGTCTTGTTCTTACTGCCATAATTGTTCTCCTTAAATGAAATATCTGCACATCATCCAAACAGGCAACTTCTTTTTCTTTTTTATCGGCGGCAACGGTGGAACGTCACCGCCAGACAAGAAAAGGAAAATCAACAAAGCGTTGTTTAAATTGGCTTCACTTCCGAAAGAAAGAAGTGTGGAACTAGGGTGGTCGTAGGATTCTTCGTTGTACCATGCACCTGGTTTATCCGAAGCGTGGGTGTTAAAATACTCAAGATATGTGTTTGCGCATGAAATACGATAGGAAAGGGAGGAATCGCTGATACCCTCCCACCCACGCATGAACGCTTCGGTCAACATGGAAAGATCGGTACGGGTGCTTGACAAGAATTCCGATAGGTTGTCGAAGTTTGCGGCAACACCGGACGGATACCAGATATTTTCGTGAATGAAATACGCAAGCTGACCGTTTCCGTCGTTTGAAGCGTATCCATTTTCCTGTAACCAGTTAAGCAACTGTGTGCGTCTGTTCGTCTCGGAGTTGTCGGTCCATTGTCCTAATCCAAAACCTTGCTTATATCCTAGTTCCCACTGTCCGGGGTTCAGTGTACTTTCCTGCATCCAGTTACCGCAGATTGCCGCGGCAACATAAGCAGATGCACCAACGCCGGAACCACCAGACCCATACCGAAAGCAACGCGACCAGTTGCTCGGTGATGATTCCGAGGTGTTGATACTAACTTGCTGTTCGAGTGGCGCATCATCTGTGTGCGCACCCATAGTTCTTCGTCCTTGATAGACCATCTCGGTATGACCGGAGCGCCAGAGAATATCACCCGGTTTCCAGACATTCGAAACGGGAACTTCGGTAAATCCCATTGATAGCAGAACGGAAATCATATCGGAAGTAGTGAACGGGTGTTTGGAACCGTAAGTCGCAATGACGGGGAAAGCACCAGCTAAAAGCGCGTACCAGATAAACGAGGAACAGTCATAGTAGGTGATTCCATTTACGGTTTGCTGTTCCCGGTAAGTCTGTGAATAACCGACGTTTGATCGGTTACAGGTAGCAACTGCCCAGGACCATGAAGTGTTGATGTTAGCCACGAGTTAATCCCTCTTTAGCGATATATCCTGTATACGTGCAACCGTCTACAACTGCTTTAACAAGATACCATTCACCAGTGTAATATCCATAGTTTCTAACGCCTGTTCCCGTTGGTAATGTTAAAATAACATGTTTGTTCATGCCAGCACCAACACGCAAATTATAACGATCATTGGTGTGATACGCTCCGGCAATCTCCCGGTTAAAACTACGTGCTGATTCTGGTTTGATTGGCGATGATATATTATTCTGAGGTTCATCATTTCCTTTGTAACGATAGTGAACAAGATTACTGTACGGAAGACAGTAATAAGATCGAACGCATATTTCTCTTCCGGTCTGATCACCTGTCTCGCCATCAATTCCACCGTTCTCCGACTGGCTGGCGTGAACAATATGCGAAGCGTCAGTTGACATCGTAACGTGATGACCAGCGGCAAGATGAATGTCTCCACGTTTCCATGGAGCATTGCACTTTTTAAACCCACACTTGATAAGCTGTGATTCTAAGTTGCGCGTTGTACTGTATTTACTGACGGCAAAGCCTGTCTTGCTTAACGCTGTTCCAATAAATGAACTACAGTCATAGTCTGGTCCGTTTCTGTTTACTTGTGAATAGCCATGGCTATCATCGGCGGCAATCTGTTCCGCCCAGGATACTGTTGTTTCAATCTTTGGCGTTGTTTACACCTCCTAAATGCACACACAGGTTATTAATTGCCAGCGTATTTGCTTCGACGCTTTTACAAAGTTCTTCCATCTCTGCTTTGTGAGCTTCTTTTTCTCTAATCATATACCAGAAAAGAGCACCACAACACACGATTGGAAAACCGAGCGACCCGATAAGCTGTGTGACGGTTGTTACATCCATTTTCTTCACCTCTCTTTCGTAATTTAATCATAACACTTAGGCTTGATTATGTCAAGCTTTTATGTTATAATATTTTTAGAATCAAAAAGTTCATGATTCAAATAATTGGAAAGGAAGAATGTTTGAATGTCAAAGTATTACGACGGAACGAAGCTTCTTTCGCTCAAAGACCTTGACGGACAACGACCGGAGATTTATATGGTCACAACAAACCGAACAGGCGGTAAGACTACTTATTTTGGACGATATTCTGTTCGACGTTTTATAAACTTCAATGAAAAGTTCGCACTACTCTATAGGTATAACTACGAACTGGACAACGTGTCTGACAAATTCTTTAAAGACTTGAAAACTCTGTTCTTTCCTAGTATGGAAATGACAAGTAAGAGACTTGCTCACGGAATATTTCATGAGTTATATCTGAATGACCGTTCCTGTGGATACGCTATTACATTAAATAGTGCCGATCAGCTTAAAAGATATTCGCATTTATTTTCTGACGTTGACCGCATTTTATTCGATGAGTTTCAGTCGGAGACAAACCATTATTGTGATAAAGAAGTAAATAAGTTCCAGAGCATTCACACTTCTATTGCTCGTGGACAGGGAAAACAGACTCGTTATGTTCCTGTATTCATGATGTCAAATCCCGTAACTCTATTAAATCCATACTACAGTGCTATGAAAATCGGAAGTAGATTACAGTCTAATACTAAATTCCTACGCGGAACTGGATGGGTATTGGAACAAGGTTATGTTGACAGTGCGGCGAAAGCAATGAAGCAATCTGGTTTTACTAAAGCTTTTGCTGATGATGATTACATGAAGTATTCTTCCGAAGCTGTATATCTGAATGACAATTACTCTTTTGTTGAAACCATGCAAGGAAAATGTAAGTATGTTTGCACACTTCGTTATATGGGTAAAGAGTATGGCATTAAGGAATACGTAGAAAAAGGTGTGGTGTATGTCGATGACAAACCTGACTTAACTTATCCATACAAAATCACAGTTACAACCGACGATCATCAGATCAACTACTTGATGTTACAGAGACACGATATGTTCATCATGAATATGCGTTTTCTGTTCAGCAAGGGTGCGTTCCGGTTCAAGAATCTGGAATGCAAAGAAGCAACGCTGGCGGCATTGTCGTACAGATAATTATGGTATCTACCATTGTTTCATATCATGATAGGTATGGACGCCCAGTTGAAACTATACTGCCTTACTTATTTACTGCTAGGCAAGCAGGCATGATGCGTTCATTGGTTAAAGATATATGTAAGAAGCGGGGATAACTTACCTAGTAAGTTCCCCGCTTCTTTTTTAATTACTCTTGAACAGACCTTTCTGGTATACACGGATGACAAGCCACCCTCTTAATTTGTCTACCGACATACTCCAGATCAGATATTTTTCTGGTTTCAGTTCGTCGTAGTATCGTATCATTTTTTCACATCTTCCTTTGAAGATTTCTTTTCCGTTATCGCAGTCTGAAACATCAATAACCATGCAGTAAACAGTAGGTGATATATAGAATCTAAGTTCTTCTAAAGTCATCACTTTGTACCTCCATCACATTCAATATTTCTGTAATCTCTTACAGATACAAGATTGCCTTTAAATTTTTTCTCACCTCATTTTATAGGTTGTTTCACAGAGCAACACGCCGCCGGGAATACGCTTTGGCATCAGCTTTCCCGGAACAGTCAATCCATAAGTAAAATCAGTTAAGTCTCTGTGAATAGGCTTGTTAGTTTCATCGAATAAGAAATATTTCTCTTCCTCTTTCCAGTCATCTGGTTTTCCTTGCTTATCTTCCATACTTCTGATGAACAGGTCTTTACACTTTCTAGGCATGCCAGCACATTTTACATTATAATAAGGTTCAACTTTCTCACCAACCCATTCGTTGTCTTTCAACTCAAGATCTTCTTCGACTACGTGTTCAATGTATGTTTTCTGCCGTGTGAAAATAGCACTATCCCATTTACTTTCCAGTTTCCAGCAACAAAATGCTGTGTTGTGTACTTTAATTCCCTGTACTTTTTCTGGTTTCAAATTGCAATGAATGCTATCTGTATCGGCATAGATAAAACCTGCCTTGCCTACACCATGATAGTTCGCTTGTGCCGCTCTGATCGTAAAGTTACGCGCATAACTTGTGATTGCAGAACCGATCGGTATGTAGCCGGGTTGTTTGTCATTCGCTTCTACGCTACGAAATCCTATTGAGTTGTCATCTTTCAGATATGCTACTTTGAATGAACTGTCCGTGCTACTTGCGAACTTACCGTACAGATTGTTCAAGAAAAGCTTTGCTAACTGACGCTTTGCTCCCTTACTGTTCATTTTAATCTCCTTGTACTTGTCAATATAGCCGTCAAACAAACCGATCTTTTTCTCAAAATAACAACCGTCTAATATTTGAAAATCCTCTACGTCATAGTGTTCTAAGAAAAGATTGTAATCTGTCATTGTTAAGGTCAACTCTACAGTTGTTGGAACTTTCTTCATGTTACCATCATAGATGTATCTATGGTATTGACCATTGAGGTATACATCTGAGGTTTCCAGTGCTTCTGTTCCCCTGTACAGAGATGAACCTTTGATCTGGATGAAAGGTAACTTATCTTTCTTGAGATAGAAACGTGTTCGAATACGAACGAAGAAATACTTTTCCTGCACATCGTCTGGAATGCCGTTTTGAAAGAATACAGGTAGTCCTACAGGGTAATAGTTACCAGACTCAGAGTGCATCATGGAGGGGTACAATGAATTTACGTCAGCAGTTACGCCATTACCATACGGAATACCCGTCTTGCCTTTTACAGCATAACACCAGCCGCCTTTGTATGACTTTTTAACATACTCGCCAGCATTAGAAACGCCATATATACTCTTGTCGATCTTGAATTCGTAGAGGTTTGGAAACATCTGTTCCCACTCATATACCGTTTCATGCTCAAATATGTTTTTATATTCTTCCATGCAACACGAGCCGATCGTAAGCTTGTTATGTCCCTCTGCGAACATGAACTCGATTGCTTCTTTTATGACAAGAACGTCGTTCTTAATATACTCGATCTCTTCCGCTGTGATTTCACAACCAGCATATCGCAAGCCTTTGTATTCCATTTCAAGCTTACGGTGCTTTAACTTAAACGATTCACCTATTGTCTTGACAGAAAATGGTAACAGCTTTAGTGAGTCACGTAACTCAATGAACTTTCCATTGCCCAATCGTATGGTGATTGAATACCACTGACCTTTGTCACTGATAGAATACTTGAAAGATCGAAAGTTCATATCTTTCTCTTTTAACCAACTTACGCTGTACTGTTCTGACGTATTGACGATGAAAGCTTGTTGATAACCTTGTTTGATTAAGTAATCTATCCAGAAAGAACCATCAAATTTTAAGTTATGAAAATAGCAGATTATGTTACACTTGTAGGATGCAAGATGTTTAAGACAATCTCCGATGCTATGCGACAAGGTGACTGTCTCTGTGTTTAACTCTACTGTAGCCGCCGCCCACACTTCGGTATCAGTTTGACCAGCGTATACGGTCGTTTCAAAATCTCCTACAAAGTAGCGATATTTCCGTTTTCTCAAAGTTAATAGTCACTGTCCATCATATCGTCTAAATCTTCGAAAGAACGCATAGCAGATTCAGACAATGCAAAACCAGAAATATTACTTAAAAGAGCAACTATATGCTGAGCGGATGCCCACACTAAATTAGCGTCGGAATCGTAGTGAATAACGCCTAGCCATTTCTGAATATCATCCCATTGTTTTGACAACTCTTGACCGACTTTGTTCTTTCCAACTTCTGTAACGTTAAAAGATTGCTGTAGTTCTTTCGGCAACGTTTTTATTATCCCATACCCTATATCTGCCACAACTTCATCTAACGTCGCTAAAATTTCATCCAGAGCTCTGTTAGCTGTTTCAGCTACATTCGGACTTCTTCGTACTCTTTTACCTGTAACAGAAGTGTAATAATATACATCCATGGTAGAAATTATTTCTTTTAACTTGTCAACTAAATCGTTGAAAGCTTCTGCATAAGCCAGCACTGGCTCGTCTGTTACAGGTGTTTTAGTTCCGTCTGTGCTAGTCCAGAACCTCTGTTCTGCTTCTTTCTTTTCTTTTCTTGTTTTAGCTGCTGCCTTTGCTCTTAACTGACGCTCAAGTTTTAAACCCTCTTTACCAGAAACGATTTCACCAAATGTAGCTTCGCCACCATAAGAAGCTTTTGAATACAACTCCTCTTTCGTGAGTTTTTTCAACTTTCGAATACTGGCTTCGGTTTTACGCTTCGGAATAGATGGTACAATAGATTCTGGAAAGCTATATCCACGCTTTTCCGCTCTTCTAACGAATGACTTAACACGATTTCGCTCTTTTGCGTATGCCTTGTTGATAGCTTGCTGTTTTGCTGTTTGTCCCTTTTTTGTTTTCTTTGCCACTGTTTTTACCTCTCTTTACTATTGATACAAGAAAAGGAGGTATCAAACCTCCCTTTCTTGTTTTTTGCACTTAGTGCTGTACACTGTTATAGTCTAAGCGGCAGTCGATAAAGTCTCGTCCTGCTTTCGTCTTGCCAGACTCTTTAATAATTGCATACTCTTCTTCGCCAAACACATCATGAATACGTTCCAGTGATTTACGAAATGTTGCCGACTGGAATGCATATACCTTTCCGCTGGTATCCATGATTGCCGTAATCTCGGCAATAGTACCGTCTTCTTTTTCGTCCTCGTAGGAACACCAAACTGATACGGGAATTGATGTTCCGTCCGGAACATCTTTCATTGATTCTGCACCTTTATCTACCGTAAGCATATACTGTTCAATTTTTGTAAGTTCTTTGCTTGCTTTTAATACTTTCATTTTTTGTTTTCTCCTTTTTCTTGTTTTTTATGGTGACAGGTGTGGAAAGTCCTGTCACCTGTTTAAAGACTCTGCTTTCTTGCACGTATGGTTGAATTTACTTTTTATAACCTGCTGTTAGTTACGTTTCGGAAGTGGCTCTAACTCTGCCGCATGAGCGATAAAGTCAGACTCTTTCATACCGTATCTTTTCTCGAACGGCTCTACAGCCAGGATTTTAACGATTTTGAAATCTTCTGTATCATGCTCGTTACGAACCTTTTTCAGAAGTTTTTCATCGTTGGTATGCTGACCTCCGATCTCGTAAGTTACATTGCTCGGTTCACAACTTACAGTGTCCATAGCAAGGACTGTTACTTTTGTACCGAGGACGGTACGAGTTACCATTGATTCTCTCATTTCCGCTTTCCTCCTTTTCTTGTATTTTTGTTGTTTCGGAAATTATTTTACCAGACGTCAGAACTCGTCTGGAAGAGCGACCGCGGTGATGAACCGCGTTAAGTCGGCTTGCCGCTCAAGAGGTGGGCGGTTGGCACGCCGCCCTAACAGTGTTGTAAGAACTATCTCTCTTACTGTATTTATTATACCTCTT